GTGATAAAGTAGGAGTGAATAGTGTAGTGCTTTTAGTATATCACGTTTTGATTGTCCCTTCTTATCATAGCGACTTAGATACTTAATTGCGTTAGATCTACAGAATGCTTCAGCATCCCCTACAGATTCAATTAAATCAAGTGTTTGAACATTGTTCTCTTTGGAAGTATAATGTCCACCATAAGTAGAAGAAACATAATCTTGAAGAGCCTCTATGGACTTATCTTCATTATATTTTCTAGTATTATTTGATTTTATTCCAGGTGTTGGTTGTGCATGTGGCCAAGTATCTGCCATACAATCACCTGTATTTACTTCAAAGTTTGAAGTGTCAATAGTAATTGTATCGTAATTGACAGTATCAACCCATCCACTACCAATACTATCTGTACCTAATCCAATATTAATATCACTCATTGTAAAAGTGTCTGTGCCTACGCCTATAATAGGATCGTATTCATCACTCTCCTGTGGTGTGACTCTATTATCAGTCATCTTATCATCTCCATAAAGTTCATCGTAAAGTAAAGCCCAAGCATTCATAATTGTATTATATCAAAATTATTAATTTTCGTCAATAGGTAATTGGAAATCAGCATCTACCTTATCATAGAGTTCAAGGAATGCTTGCTTAGTCTCATCATCAAATCTGTTCACACAAACTTGAATTGCTTTTGCCTTATCATTAAAGATACTGTAAGCACGTACAATGTGAACCAATCTACGAGTACTAATGATCTCATCAATACCACCATCATAGAATGTTTTGCGGATGATGTCACCCCAATCCACAAGTTTGTCTAAGAATTTAACATCAGTTACATTATACTGTGAAGCAACACCACCAAGAATCTTTTTCTCTACTGATACAGGTGGATACTCTTGCTCAAAGGTTACAGGGAATCGCTCCAAAAAGGCTTCGTTGAGCACATTAGTTCCAATGAATCGTCCATCATCTGAACCTTTGCCCTTAGTATTTGCGGTTGCGATGACGTTGAATCCTTCTCTTGGATTGACAAATCTCCCGATTTTTTTAAGGAAGATTCCATTTCCTTCAAGAATTGGCTGGAGGCAGAGAATCTTATTAGAGGCAAGGTCGATCTCGTCAAGGAGCAATATAGCTCCTCTTTCAAGTGCTTCGATGACTGGGCCATTGTGCCATACGGTTTCGCCATTAACAAGACGGAAACCGCCAATAAGATCATCTTCATCAGTTTCAATAGTAATGTTTACACGAATAAGTTCTCTACCAAGTTGAGCACATGCTTGCTCTACACCAAAGGTCTTACCATTACCAGATAAACCAGTAACAAATGTAGGGTAGAATTGCTTTGATTGAATTACTTTCTTTATATCAGTAAAAGGACCAAACTTAACAAAGGTATTATTCTTTACTGGTACAAGGTCTTGATCTACACGAGAAGTAACAGCAGGAGCAGAATATGCTTTCTCAATCTCTTCAACTGCTTTAGTTGTAACTTCTAGATTCCATCTACCTTTTGCTACATTATATTTCTTTAACTTCTTCGTAACTGTCTGATAAGAAATATCATTTAGAGCACAAAATCCACGAATGTCAGCAGCAGTGAACTCAGTTCCATAGGATCCTCTTAATCCATCAACAATTTGGTCTTCGGTCATTTTAATTTCAAATGCCATGATAATAGTGCTTTATTTAGTTGAACCTATTATAAAGCAAAAAAGGGGTCTTGCGACCCCTTGTGTACCAGTTTGTTAATTGGTCTTATCCACCACGATTAGCAAGATGTTCTTCTAATTGCTCTACTAATTTTGGTTGAGATAATCTTCTATCCAACTCAATACCAACACTTCTACCTATTTCTTCTAATTTAATTTTCGACATCCACTTTAAATTAGTTGGTATTTCAGGATCCACAGATGGAGCAGTTACTTCAGGTGCTGTAGCAACAGGCATATCATCTAAAGGATTCTGATATACTGGAGGTGTAGGAGGAATTTCTTCTACTACAATTGGTGCAGATGTAACAGGAGGAGCAGTTGTTCCAGCAACTCCAGTTTCATGTGTTGTTGTAGGCAACCCAGCTGCCTCAGAAAACTTACTCATTTTTCTTACTCAATTCTTTTAGTTATTTATTTTCTGGAGATTCTTCAGCAGGAGGAGTGTCCTCTACTTTAGGTTCTTCAGTTGGTTCCTCTTTTTTGGCATATACAGCAGCATATGCATTCATCAAACCTTGTGCCTCTTTAGGAGTTAGTCTTGGCATTATATTATAATTAAGGTAGTATTATTTATACCACTAACTCAATAAATTCCCCAAGTATCTTTTTATTCATTTTTTTACCCTTCAAACTCTTGAAGAATGCTCTTTTGATTTGTGTTTTTGTAGCACCAGTATCAACTTCAAACTCATCATCAGATGCTAGAGCATTGGCAGACATTCCAAAATAACTATCATATCCAGAAGATTTTATACTAAAGGTTTTAGTCTTCTTCCAAGATTTTGTTGCTCTCTCAAAATCCTTACCATCATATCCACAATACTGACGAATAAAGTAACTAGCATCTCTATTGGCAAGTAAGCGAATACCAACAAAATTCATATCAGGAAAATTATGTCTTAGGTTATTAATTAGAGTGCCAGTAATAGTAGACCAATGCTCCCCAAACTTATAAGTATTACCAGTCTTTCTATCTCTCAAGAAAGTATTATACCCAACATAATTTGTTCCTAAGAAAGGTTCATCTTCCCAATGTCTGGTTACTTCTCTATGATATTTTATTGGTTGTGCTTCACCATCTGTAAGGATTACACATTGAACTTTTTGTAATTGATGATCACTCTTAAACTTAGGAAGAATCTGATGAAGACATACAACTGTTTCATTTAAAGGTGTTCCTGAAAGATTCATCCCAATTGGAACACCATAATAATTCCATCTATTTCTACCAAATGTTCTAGCACATCTAAAGATATTAATCATTTGCTCTTCCAATTCTTTTCCATTTACACTACTAGTAAATAGATTCATCAAAGAAAAACTCTCTGTTAATGCTGCCAATCCAGATCTTGGTTTATAAGAAGATTCAACATTTGGTCTACCTTCTTCATCATGATTTGGAAAACATTGTGTAAAGGCATATACATCAAATGGAATAGAAACCTTTCTACAGAACCATATCAAATTATAAAGTTGTTTGATGGTATCTTCCATTACATCTGCCATTGAACCAGACCAATCAAGAATGAATACTAATCCATGATTCTTTCCATCAGGAATTACATTTATTTTCTTGAAAAGATCTTCATTATACTTATAGGTATGAAGTTTAGATGTATTGAGAACACCTGTTCTTGCTACTGTAGAACGAGCATATGAATCAGCAGCTTTCTTACATTCAAATTCTTTGACCAAGTAGTTTACTTCTTTCTGTGCTGACTTCTTAAACTTTTTATACTCAAGATCAACCTCAGAGAATACTGTTAGGTTCTCCAACTCTTCTTCTGTCGAATTATATCTAAACGGTTTTTTATCCATATATCCTTCCCAGTTTTCAGCACATATTTTATGGATTGCTTTATTAGAGATAATAACCTTATCCAAATCAATCTTTGGTATTTCGATATAAAAATTCTCAACACCACCTTCCTCAATAAGACTTTCAATACCCTTAGCAAGTGAATCAGCAGTTTCTACTTTTGGTTCAGCATGTTGAAGTTGTTGATGTAATTCTTCTATTGTTAATTGATCAGGTTGTGTTTTCTGATAATCCATATCAATTTGATCACCATCTCCTTCACTCTCTTCACGATCACCATCTTCAGAATCAGAATCCATACCAGATCCACTTCCTTCCACATCTATACCATCTTGCTCTTCTTCCTCTGCATCTGCTATCTGTTCCTTTATATCTTCTTCCATTTCACCTTTACAATACTTGTAAAGATCTTCAGCAACATCTAGAACCTCTTCAAAAGTCTCACATCTGTTTACCCTCTCAACAAATAGTTGCTCTTCTATTGTAAAATCAATATCTACATAGTTACCAATCTTGAAATGTAAATTGATTTTATCGGCAAGATTAAACTCTGAAATATCCCTTCCTTCTACTTCAAAGAAATCATTATCATGTAATTCTAGGTATCCATTATAAAAAGTCTTAGGTATTCCAGCATACCTACGCTTCATTAACTTTTCAATTCTGGCATCTTCTACGATATTAACAAAGTCAAATCCTATCTTACGATCCTTAGACCAATCAATATCTGGAGTATAAAGAGCATGTCCAACCTCATGACAAACTAAAGCATCTAATACGTTATCACTTGCTTTCTCCCACATAGGTAGAGTTAGAACTCTTGTTTGTACATTAAACTGAGCAGTCTCAACTTTTTTATGCTCTACTACTAGATCCTCAGTAGCAAGTAGCTTAGCAAGTTGTGATTTGATTTCGTGCTTTACTGTCATGGATCTGTTTGTTCGATACACCTATTATACTAAAAAACCGCCTCTGTGGGCGGTTGAGTAGACGGTTTATCAACTGTCCACGCCTTGCTTTCGCTTGGCGTAATGCTTGTGGTTTAAGTTTTCGTTTGGCATCCTTCTTAGAATGGTGCTGCCAGTTTGGTGTGTTCATAATACATATTTATCTAAAGAAGAAAACTTGATTACATCTATATTGACTAAAAAATGTATCGTTAGTAATACTCATACCATGAGGAAATTTAGATCCATCAAAAAGGCATAAACTATTATACCTTGATTCAAAGGTTTTTACAACAGAGTAATTTTCTTTGGGTCTCCAACATAAGTATTGTTCTGGCATAGACATTGAATAGCTCCACTCAAAACTATTCAAAACTTTAGGATCATATAGATTTGTTCCCGAATGTTCTTCACCCTCATTAAAATAAACTATACCATTATACCCACCATCTATATGAGGCCACCAAAAACAATTATTATAATCATTAAAACCACCATTAAAAAATTTAGTCATATTAGTAGAAATATCACAATTAGGATACCTCTGCTTACATAACTTACTAAGAAACTCATAGACATGAATTAATCTAAGATCTCTTTCTATTAATCTCCTATCATTAAAATGAACAGTATTAAAGGATGGTTTTTGTTCTGCCTTCCATAAAGGAACATCCCTATTAAATAGGTAATCAGAAACTTGTTCTGGATTCTTATAAAAATTATCTATTGTATAAATTTTTGATCCTAATAGGATTTCTTCTTTTACACATAAATCATCATTTAATTCAAACATTAAGAATTTTTTTCCTTTTTAGAATCTTTACTATTCTTCTTTAAGAACTCATCGGATCTAGGATCAGTAATAAGATACTTACAATGCTCCCATCCATTTTCCTTAAAGTCATCAGACATATCAACTGGTCTGTTTGCTACACCGTCGGTAGTCATTCTTTTACCGCCTTACAATCCCAACCTTTACCCCATATGAATGGTTCAGAAGTAGCAGTCTTCTTAAGTTTGAACACCTTTCTATCATCTTTTATTTGTGTCCAACGATTATCACCAGCATAGTACATAGTACCTGTACCCAATACGCTGGTTTTTGTAATGTGATACGCCATAATTAGTTTAAATTAAATGATATTATAGTTCTATCTATATTACTATAATTTGGTGGAGCCATATGAGATAGATTTGAAGGAAAAATAATAAGATCTCCTTCATTCACATCTAAAGACATATTTTCAAAATCACCATACTCTGCCATGAAAGGAGAAAAGAATCTAGTACTCTTATGATGATCCTTATTATATTCAGCGTAAAATACAGCAGAATATCCAATAGGACCATGAGTATGTGGTTGAAAATAATCACCAACCTTATATCTATGACACCACATTTTTGTCAATCTTTGAAATTTATATGGTGATACTTTATGAAATTCATCAATATAGGGTCTTATTATTTCATGAAATGTGTTTCCATATGTTGGAATATCATTATCAATCCAATAATCAGAAAATGATATATTTTCATCTATTGCTTCTTCGTTATCAAAAGGTATTAATGATAAAATATAATCTTTCTTATCTTTCCATTCTTCAATATGAACTCTATGAAGAGATATTTCAAATAAAGAAACCTTTTCCATTAAGAAGCAATTCTAGAAAAACCTCTAACCTTCTCAAATTTAATAACACTATCAAATTTATCATGAAGATCTGCTTTGTGTGATATAACAAATACATTCGCATCCTTGATTACAAAACGAATAATCTTAAGGAATTCATCAGTTCCAAATCCGTCAAGAGAACTATCAAAGACCTCATCCATAATCAATAGATTAGTATTTACAGAGTTTTTAGTTCTAGCAACTTCTCTCCATGTAAACAGAAGTGCCAGATCAATTCTCATTTTCTCACCTTCAGAAAAAGAAGCATAGGAAAATCTTTCATGAATAGGAGATTCAATAGTTTCATTAAATTCCTCATCAAGTTTAAAATTGATATAGAAGTCCATCATCTGCAGATAACGATTTACCTGCTGATTAATAAGAGGAAGATATCTTTTGATAATTTTTGTCTTTACTCCATCATCCTTTAACAGAGAATATGCGAAGTCATGGTACATCGCATCTTCTTTCTTATCTGCTAATTTTTTATATACTTGCTGAAGATTTTTGTTAAACTCTGCTAATTTTCCTTGTTCAGTATTTCTGTTTGCATGCTGGTCGGTAAGTCTCTGAATTTCCGATTCCAAATCCCTGACCTGTCTGTTACATCCAGAGATGAGAGTATGATTCTTAGAAATGCCATTATTGAGTTCAGTAATCTCCTTTGTTAGTTTTGTAAACTGATGCTCTCGTTCCTCTTCTTTTTGAATTGCATCTACTAGGTCTTTATAACCTGATTGCAACTCCGTTGCTTTAGTTTGAACATCAGTAATTCTATTTACACGGAACTCCTCTTCTATATTCTGAGTACAAGTAGGACAAACCGTATGCTCTGTGAAAAACTTATGTTCTTTAGTAAGGGTTGCTACTTTATTAGACATTTTACCCTTAAGTGTGTTTAGTTTCTTTAACTTACCTTTCGCACCTGTTACTTCTTCTTGCTCCCTAGTTAGATCAACAACATCATCTGATAACTGCTCATTTTGCATAACATAATCTTCTGCCTCACATAAAAGAGTATCAATCTTAGATTTCCTTTCATCTATTATTTGCTTACCTTGACTCTCTAACTCATTAATAAAGTTAGTTTGCATCTCAACTTTATCTTTAATATTATCCTTACTTAGATCTAAAGTTCTAATCTCATCCTTCTGTCCCTTAATCTTATCCTTAATAAGACTATTCATAGCAGAGAATATACGAATATCTAATAGATCCTCAATAACTTCTCTACGATTTGATCCTGATAGTTGCATAAAGGGAACAAAGTTAGTGCTACCCAATATAACAATCTGAGTAAATGATTTGTAATTCACCTTAAGGATATTCTCCTCAAGCATTTTTTGCATTACACGATCATCTGCCTCCTTATGCATAGGAGTTCCATCTACAATTATTAAGAAAAGATTAGGTTTTATTCCTCTTTTTACAATATATTCTTTATTATTGATACTGAATTCAACTTCTACAAGACAATCCTTTTCATTTACACTATTTGCTAACTGCCCTTTATTGATTTTACGAAAGGGTTTATTAAACAAACTAAAAGTAAGGGCATCAAGCACAGTTGATTTCCCAGTACCATTTGTCCCGATAATTAAATTTGTTGCATTCTGTTGAAAATCAACCTCAGTAAACTGATTACCTGTACTAAGGAAATTTTTCCATCT